ACGTTGATCATCGACTATAAGGGGCTGGCGGAACTGGTCCGCCGGTCGGGGGACGTGAGCTACATTCACGCCGACGTGGTCTACGAAGGGGACGAATGGTCGTACAGCTACGGGACCGACGCCCACTTACGCCATAAACCGGCGGCGACTCGCGGCGGGAACCGGGTTGCCTTCTACAGTTACGTGCGGCTGAAGGACAACAGCGAGGACTTCCGCGTTCTATTGCCGCCCGAAGTCGAACGGGTCCGCCGCCGCAGCAAGTCGCCCGACGAGGGACCCTGGAAAACCGATTACGACGCGATGGGAATCAAGACCGCGTTTCGCCAGCACTCGAAATGGTTGCCCCTGTCCCCCGAGGTGCGGGACGCGGTCGAACACGATGACCCCGAGGCCGTCGATATCGCCGGGACGTGGGGCGAGTTACTGGACGATGGGACCGAACCCCCGAAGCGATCGAGCGCCCGCGACCGGATCATGAATCAGCCGGGTTTCGCGGAACCGGCGGCGGAACCTCCAGCGGAGGAACCCGCGCCATGAAGGTTGCAATTCTGTTGCTGGAGACCGCCTACGGGACGCCGACCGAGTTCGATGGAAAGTACGTCGCGGCCTATGACCCCTCCTACGTGACCCCCGACGGGAGCTACGACGGCGGCATCCTGGAGGTCACCGACGATCTGGCGGCGGCGATGGCCTTTCCGACATTGACGGCGGCGTACGCGAAGTATCGCGAGTCGTACGGCATCCGCCCCGACGGCGAACCGAACCGTCCGCTGACCGCGTGGTCGGTCACGTTCGAACAGATCCCCGAGGCGCTATGACCAAGCTGAACGGGACGCGGCGAATCAAACGCGAGACCGAGGTCACCGAGCGGAAACGCGCCATTATCGTTGAACTGTTTCCGTTCCACTGCGGTCTGCGGCTAAAGGGCCGGCGGGATTTTTACACGGTCCCGTGGGAAGTAATCCTCGATCTGGCGCGGAAGATCGACGCCAAATCCAAACTAGCGGCGAGGGAACGATGATGACCAGTGATCTATGGAGACCGCACGCCCACGCGGTGAACGTGGACCTTGCGGCGGCGTATCTGGCGAAAAGTAATCGGGCGATCCTCGAACACTTGAGGGACGCCGCCGACAATCTCACGCGGGCCATCGACGTGGTCTTGTCCGAGATAGACGGGACCGACGAATGACCCCGAACCGCGTGATTCGGCGCGTCCAACCAGGGGACCAGGGGATGTGCCATAACTGCAACCTTCGGCGGGCGTACGTGGCGGCGGTTACCTACGAAAAAAAGAACCGCTTCGGACTGCGGGAACCGAGGACCCATAACTATTCGTTCTGCTCGGCCCACGGGAAACTGTACGCCGCGCGGTTCAAGCTGGAGATCAATGGATGAATCGGCCCGAGGAACCCAACCCCGCCGACATCGTTCGGACTCGGTGTCCGCGATGTCGTAAATGGTCGGTGTTGCTCGTTCTATCTGAGCGCCTGTATTGGTGGTGCCTGTCGTGTAAATGGAAGCAGTACCTCCGAAAACGCGAACGGCGGCAGTGGAGAGAACTGAAGTTATGAATCGTCTATCGTTGAGCCGCGCGAAATCTTGTGAAACCGCGACCACGGGGAAATGCCGGTGCCGGTGCGGCGGGCTTCTCCACGGGATGAAACGCGGCGACGATTCCGCGTTCTTCGAAGGTCTTCCCCGCGAAGATCCACACCACGCGCGGCGGAAGCGGGAGCGGAAACCACGCGTACTGAAACGGGACCGGGTCCCGCCGTTGTTCGAGGGTCTCGTATGAGCTTCGATCTCCTCGGTTCAGATCCATTTGAAGAATACATTTACAGTTCGCAGCCTGACCCCGAGGTCAGCGCCTTCGCCTCATTGGAATTTGCGATCGCGGGCGAAACTGAAGACGCTTTGGCGGCATTACCGTATTCACAGTTTTTGGAAACCCGTTACTGGCGGATCGTACGCGACTTCGTGAAGTACCGCGCGAATTATGAGTGCGAGGAGTGCGGCGATGACTATAACCTTCACGTCCACCACATCACGTACGCTCATCGCGGCTGTGAGTGGCGATTTCTGGACGATCTGGAGTGTTTATGTTGCGACTGTCATAAACGGCGGCACGGGTCGAAGGTATGGAGCAGGTAGCGGATGACGAACAGGTCAGCGGGATCGCGGCACAGCGGATCTGGCATAACGGGGCCATCCCCGTCATTTTTAAACGCGCCAATAAACGGCCCCTGGTCGTTCGCCTTCCCTATGCGGAAGGCAACCGAGTGTGGCTCCAGGGGAATGGGCGGCGGATTAAATGGCATCGAGTGTGGAAGGCGTGGGAAGTGCCGAGATCGCGGTTTAATGATTGCGTCGGTCTGGTCCTCGCCCGTCATGGTAGGTGTTACGTGATTCAGGAATATAGGCCGCTTGAGATTTGCGCCCCCGCCTGTTGGAACGCGATTGGCCCCGACTGCCAATGTTCGTGTCTCGGGGCGAACCACGGTAGCGGCAACTCGCTGGCGAATGAAGTGAGCGAAACATTCGCCTTCGAGTACGGGGGAAAGACGTTGGCCTGCCGACTGTTAACCGCGCGGCGACACGCGGGGGCCGAATGAAAAAACGCCGCTTGACTATCCATGAAATTCTAGAGGCCGAGGAGTGGAAAGAGTATGTCTTCATTCAGTGTGCGCGGTTGGCGTCCAAGGACCCAACGCGACGTGCGGAGTTCCTCCGGTTCGCGGCCCCCGAAATAAAGATCCTTGAGGCGGAAGCGGAACTGATTCGTGAGATTTACCAGCGGCGTAGAGGCACCGAGCAATGAGCGTAACGGTCAAGATCGAATGGCACGAGTACCTGACTGCGGCCCTGGTCGGTGTCGCCCGCCAGATTGTCGCGGAAGCGCGGGATTGCAACCGGCCCTTGTACAGCGGCGGCGACGAGGTCATTACGAACATCCAGGGGGCGACGGCGGAACTCGCGGCGGCGAAGGTCCTCAACCTGTACTGGGGCGGGATCGGTCTCCCGAAGCGGGTTGATATTGGCCGCGACACCGAGGTCCGCCACACCGAGTACCCGGCGGGCGGGCTGTTGATCAAGGATAAGGACGAAGATAGCCGACCTTATGTCCTGGTACGGGGAACGCCGCCGTTTCTGGAGGTCGTCGGCTGGATGTATGGCCGGGACGCGAAACAACAGCGGTGGCGGAAGGACGGCTATTTCCTGGTCCCCGGCGAAGAACTGGTCGCGATCAACGAGTTCCGCGCGAAACCAGATGGGGGCGCGATCGTATGACTCTGGACTGGCGAACGATCTATCCCGCCGCCGCCGCCGAGGTCTCGGTCCCGTTCGAGCCGCTCACGCTGGACGAGGTCAACGAGTTCGGGGAACACTGGGTGTCGGCGCAGTATCAGGTGACCAAGCGCCGGTATTCGAATGACCCCGTGTTCGGGTCCCTTCACGGGATGATCTACTTGGCGATCTCAAACGCCGACCAGACAGCGGGCCGGGACTTTCGCCATTTCCAGGCGATCAAGAACCAGCTGGCGGGCGCGGATTGGGAAGGGATCGAAATCTACCCGCGCGAAGACCGGCTGACCGACCCCTCGAATTTATTTATGTTGTGGTGTTTCCGCGTTCGCCTCAAGGTCGGACCCATGAAGCGGACGGTATTCAACGCGGCGACGGCGGTAGCGCCACAGCGGCGGTTTCCCGAGGAGTGATATGGACAAACGCGAATACGAACTGATCCCCGTTCCCCTGACCGACGAGGAGGTCCGCCATATGGGGGAATCTCTCGCGCGGGAAACCCAAAACATTCAAGACCTCCGCGAACAGAAGGCGGCGGCGATGGCGACCTTCAACGGGGCGATCAAGGAAGCGAGTCAGCGGGCGGCGGAAACCGCGGTTAAGGTCAATAACCGTTATGAACTCCGCGAAGTCGAGGTCGTCCGATTGATGGACACGCCGCGCCCCGGCATGAAGGCGATCGCGCGGATCGAGAACCCCGACGAGGTAATCCGCATCGAACCCATGACCGCCGCCGAAAAACAGGGGACCTTCGGGTTCTCACTTTCCGAGGACGACGAGGGCGGTGAGAAATGATCGAAGCCGAGATTTTCGCCGCAGGGTACGACCGGGGCCGCGAAGACGGGATCGCCCTGGCGGTCGCCTTCGTCGCCATCGTGGTTGACTACTTCGGAATTCCGCCGGGTGCGGCCCGCCGACTTTTACCCGCCGCAAACGGGGATGAACTCGCGACCGCGATCAAGGGGTTCGGGGACCGTTGTTACAGGTCGGGAAGGAAGGACCAGAAACAGCGGGACCTGGAGGGAATCGCCGCCCCGAAGCCGACCCGCAAGACCCCCGTTCCTGGTCCTGCGGACCCCGTGGCGGGTCCCGAGGGTCCCCGTTCGACAGATGACACCCAGGAGCCAGCCGGGGCCAGGGACGAGGACCAGGGCGGCCAGGACCAGGGCCACGGGCACGACCCCGATTCCGAGGTCTACGGACCCCTGCGCGGGCCTGACGGGGGTTCGTCTTGACCTCGACACCCGACCGGCCCGAGTTCCTGGAACGCCACTACACGTTGTCTGAACTGGCGAAGGTCTGGCACGTTTCGCGGCCCGTTCTGCGGTCCTGGTTCCTGAACGAGGCGGGGGTCATTCGATTCGGAACTGGAAAGCTGAAAAAGGGACGCAAACGAATTCATGTTTCGTTACGCGTCCCTGAGAGTGTCGCGAGGCGGGTCTATAAGACCCACACCGGGCGGGAGGTTTATTAACTTGCCAGCGGGAATTCGTAGGCGAGAACGCGGGTCGATTTCGACATCCGTTCCCGATAACCAGGGACGAGTTTCATGTAATGTTTCTGCGTGATCTTCACGTCGGAGTGGCCGAGTGTCTGCGACACTGTGAAGATATCCGCGCCACCGACCAACATATTGATGGCGAAAGTATCGCGGAACTTATGGCACGCCCCGTCGATTCCGGCGAGGTCGAGGACCTTCAGAACCAGGGCGGTCGCCTCGCGAACTTTCTTGGTGTAGTCCCCCATGAGGGTCGAGAATTCCAGACCATCGCGGAGGGCCTTCCGCGCCTCTCGGTAATCGTCGGCCCGGTCGGGTTGGAAAAAGTAGGTCCGCGACGGCGGCAACTTCGCAAGGGCGTCAATCGCGGGTCGTTGGAGTTCCGGCGGCAGACTGATCGGGCGGCGGGTCTTGATCACGTAGTAATCCATATTCCCCTCGGCGGTCAGGTACGACCGTTCGCAGAACGTGGCGTCCGAGATTCGCATCCCCGTATACAGGAGGAGGTAAATCAGGGCGCGACCGCGATCCCGTTGCGCCTTCGGCAACCGCTCGACAGCGGCGAGGACCTGGGTTATCTGTGCGGGGGTCATGGGGACGCGGGACGAACTCGACCCCGTGGACTTGCCGCGTTGGTTCAACGTGCGGTCCTCGGTCGGCGGAAACGCGATCCAATGTTTCGTACGGCAACACCAATTGAAGAACACCCGCAAGTGAGTCAACCGCCCCTGTGCGGAATTCTTATTCCACGTGGTGTTCGCGTCGAAGTACTGGCGGATGTGGCCGGATTCAACCTGTTTCAAGGTCTCCAGTTCCTGTTTCGCGGCCCACTCGCAGAACTCATTGACGGCGGCGGCGTAAAGTTTCTGCGTACTGGTCGCAAGTTTCTTCGTGGTCTTGAGGTATTCGATGGCGGCGTACTCCAGGGTTTCGGCCCCGGCTTTCCTGGTCACCAACACGGGACCGGACGCGGGGTCATCCCCGCGCCCTTCCTCAAGGTCCCTTTGCCGCGATACGGCGGTCGCCAGGGTCCGCGTGTCCAGGGAAGTCCGCAGGAACTTCCCGCGAATCTTCCCGTGAATCCACAAAGGACACTCGCAATTGGCGGTGTTCAATGGTTGGTCCTTGATCGGGCACTGTCCCGCGTGTCGGCGGTAAATCGTGGTCTTGGTCTGGTTCATTCGTTTGGTCATTTACTTGTTCTCCATTTCTGCGAAGGTTCCCGTATCAAACGCGAACCCGTTCCCTACGCGCGGCTCGATTACAATCTGCCACCAAGTTTTGCACCCGCCGCATTTCCTGGTCACGACCTGGACGGCGACGTTCATTCCGGCGGCGACTTTCAGTTTCCGATTGCAGTTCGGGCAACGATACCCGAGGGTTCGGGTCGCGATCTTGTTATTTGTTGTCTTGGTCATTTCAGTTTCCGCTGTCCTTTATTTCCAGAGGCACCCGCAGTCGGCGGCACCGTTCCTGGTTGGCCGACCACATACGGGGCACGAATCGGGTTCGGGGGTCTCGACAACCCAACGGCGAAAACCGGGTGTATGCGAAACGTCGCACGAACCGTTCCTGGTTGGCCGACCGCACACGGGGCACAGGTCAGGTTCGACCGGCGCGTCCGAGGTCTCCACGACCCCGGCGAGGTCCCGCCATTCCCACGACCAGTAGTCGTCGGTCCCGTACGGTCCCATATGGTCCCCGAGGTCCCGCAACTTCGCACCCGAGATATCGAACGTGGCGTAGTCCGAATGAAACGAGGTCGGCCCGTCGATATACTCGACCCCGAACCAGCGGTCCCGTACGTACGTTTGCAGGTCCGCCAGGGTCTTGAACGTTCGGACGACCGGGTTTCCCCGGCCCTCCTCGCGACACTCGACTGTATAGGTCCGCTTCATCTATCGAACCTCCACCACGAAGGAATCACCCGCGACCTTCGCCGTGAGGTCCTGGGTCGCCTTGTTCCAGGTCGTGTCCTTCAGGAGTTTCGACACTCCGATCTGCGAATGGCGGACCTCCAACGCTCCATCGGCGGCGGTCTTGGCCGGGGTCATGGTGACCTTGTTCTTAGTGACCACGACCTGCACGAACGGCAGACCGTTCAACAATCCCGTGGCCGACTTGGTGAAGTAGAAGACGCCCTTCGCCAGGAGTTTCACGATAGGGTCCCCGGCGGGTTTCGCGGCCTTCGGTTCCTTCGGGGTCTTGACCTTCGCGACCTTTGCGGGTTTCGCGGCCTTCGGGGTCTTTTCCTTATTGATCCGCCGTTCCCGTTTCGCGGCGGTCTGAAGTTTCTTCAGGTCCTCGTCTGTAACGGGGGTCGCGGTCGGTGCGGGGGTCGCGGCGGGATCGTAATCGACCGGCTCGACCTTGGTCGAAAGGTCCTCGGCCAGTTTCGAGGCGGCGAATTGGGAAATCAACATGTTCACCCGCCGGTCCCTGGTCGCGGCGTTGGACAGTCGTTCGTACTGAACCCCCGTCGGGGTCGTCAGTTTGACCCCGTATGGCCACCGTGCGTTCGGGGCGTGATCATCCATTGTGGAGGTCGGTGCCGGGGTCGGCTCGACCTTCGCGGTTCCCTTCGGGGTCTTGGGGGTCTTCGGGGTCTTGGCGGTCTTTTCGGTCTTGGCGGTCTTATTCGTTTTGGTCATGTCGTTTTCCTTTTCGGTCGTGGTTGTCTTTTTCTTGTTTTCAGTTCTGCGGTGGGAAACAGTTTTCGCCCCACGCGCGGTTTTACATTCGATACAGTTGGTCTTGCCGTGTTTCTGGCACCCGGTCGATTTCGCCATGTTAGTTCCCCTCCTGGTTCGTACAGTCGCAGTTCGGGAGTTTCTGTTCGCAGATTCCGCAGACTTTCAGGTCGGCACAATTGCAGTTCTCAACACTTTCGCCGCACCCGATGCAGATTTCGTCGGCGGGTTCGCCGCAATCCACACATGTCGGATCACATTCGCGGTCGCAGTTCGGGCAATAGAAAAAGTTTTCTTTGGTGTTCAAG